CAGCCCCTTCATCGCACGAATCACCACCGCCCGATTCGTCAGCGTTGCCTCCGCAATCTCATCCAATGTAGCGACAAAAGACTTGGGGCCGTAATGGTCCAGAATACGGAGCATCAGGAGTTGCTCCCGCATCCGTGCATTAGTCGTCCAAATCACAACTTGGATCATCTCCGTGATTGTGGGTGGGTTACGACTAACAATTGCGTTCATCTTCATCCTCATGGGAGGGCATATTAATCTCCCTCCGTTTGAATGTCAGATTGGTTTGCGCCCTAACATCCGGGTTTGCATATGTCCAAATCTCACCCGTGTTATCCTGTACGCACACCCACAGAAGGTGATGCTCTTCGCCATAATCAATGACTAAGTGCGCTAATGCGGGACCCCGTGGGGTCAGCATGGGTAGGGTCGGTCTGAGTTGCAAAATCAATGTGTTTGCTCCTTACCCGCCTCAAGGAGGTACTTGAGATAGTCTTGAGTAATCCCCTTCACCTTCTTTAATGTCATCTCTAACGTATTATCTTCCAGCACTTCGCGGTTCATCATGCAGATAATTAGCATGAGTGCGACGCTATGTATGATAATTGCGTCAGACATCTTCTTTGTGATCTTGCCATCAGCAATCATCTCCATAACGGATTCATTAATCGGGAAGGATAGTTTATCCGCCATAGGAAAGGCGTGGTCGTAAATATCTTCAAGTGGGTTTTCTTCCTGATTCGGATCAAAACCTTCTGGTAATATCAGTGGCATTTTACTTCTCCCTTGGGACTACCGTCCCATCCATTTTGCGTTTCAGTGGGGACCTTTTACCAAAAGGTAGCGGCGTCCGTGATACGTGACCTCCAAGGTGACGTGCTTCGCGCCTCTTAGCCTTTGCAATTTGACCCACGTCATCAGACGTTTTTGCTCTATGGCATTTAATATGGGCCAGTTCCCAGTTAGTCTCAGTATCTTCCCCGCCCATCGCAAGAGGAATACGGTGCTCCAACTCCCAAGCTTCTCCAACATTAATTTTACCTCCACATATGTGACACAGGCCGCCCCGGGATTGGAACAGCGCGACCCGCTTCTTCGCGGATATGGAAACCCGTTTTACCATGGCATATCCGAATCCAATGCGTCTTTAACGGATGACTGTGCCTGTTGTGACTTTGGGAATGATCCCTTTGACTCAGGCGGCTTAACTTCATCACCCATACGTCCACCAAGAAAATCAATGCCATTCTTGGAAGTCTTACTCCAAAACGCTAATTCATAATCTTTCCCATCAATACGGATGGACCCCCGCCAATCTGGCTGGCTTTCTTTAGTCTTACGATCATTCGCGAACAATGTTGCGTCGCCATGCTTCTTTTCATACGCCATTTTACTTACTCCATAAGTCAACAATGTTAAAACCAATCATCTTCTCCACCTCATGGAGGAGTTCGTATTGGTTGATTTCTGGTATTACTTCTTCCGTTATTACATCCAAAGCGCTCTCAAAGAACTTTCGGAACTCTTCTTGATCCATCGCGTTAAAGCTAATGGATCTTGCGACCCACCAGACTTTATCGTCGTGGAACCTAACCTCCTCCACATACCCAAGGCGGATCTTTAACCAAAGTAGTAACTGTTCCGGTTTGCGGTACGTGTCGTGGTTCTCACAAATCTTCTGAATCAACGCCCAGAAGAACCTATGTTGTTTTGAACTACGGGGCCGTGTAATCGTCACGGATAAGTCTTTCCCCGTAGGGAACTCAGATAAAGCTTCTTCGTCCACTAGGGAGCAAGGTTCCAATTTGCTCCCATTGCGGCGGACATAAATGACTTCAGCCATTGCCTTTCAGTTTATCCCTACGAATTATATACAAATCTTTTAATTCGGCCCGATGTTTAGGTATCATCATTTCTAATGATTTTGCATTTTTAACCGACCATTGTGATAATTCTTCAAGAGTTCTTGATCCATCCATCGCTTGTTTTGCAACTTCAAAAAACTCCTCACTGTCCTTTGGCTGCATCCCCGGCTCCATTTGCTTCGGTGCGGCCTTAGCCTTTACAGCGGTCGTATCAGCCGCCTGAGCAGCATTGCCGTCATCATCATCCTCACCCGCGACACCGACCATTGAGAATAAGGCATAGCGGCGGGCATAGGTCATTGCGGACCCCATTTCCTGCGGTTTGCCAAAGCCACCTACCGGATAGTCCGACTCAATCCACTGCCCAGACTTGTGGGCGATGCGGGTGTTAAGAACAATAACCCCATCCATTAGGGATGTCCCTTGAATGAAAACTAACCCATGCTTGGAGAAGCATTCACGTACCGCCGTCAGACCGTCTGAGAGGTCCACATAGGCGGATTTAAAGTGCGGGTTGATCTTGTTCTTAGGCGGGTTCTTCAACGCTCCCTGTGCGGCTGCTAGGGCCGTGGAGAGGTGTTCAATGCTTTCACTTGTCTTCATAATCTTTCCTTTCAGTGTGCTTTTTTTCTGTCTGGGTTACCAGTTACTTCGTACAGTATTGCGCGGGCGTGTCCGTCCGCGATCTCAATCTCCCTTGGGGCGGAGGGGTTCTGCAATTGCTTCGCAAGTTCAGGCAAGAGTTCCGCCAGCCTATCCCGTACGAATTGCCCTTCATCCGCCGCGACTAAAGGATGAACTTCAATTTGAAAACCATCTGTCATCATGTGGATTTCCAATATTAAGACGCTTTCTTCGCGCATATTAATCACCCTTCAATCTTAACGCACCCCGCTTATCGCGCTTGATGCTGACACCGTATCCATAAGCTTCCGCCATATCTTCCTCCATCAGTCCTTTCAGACTGGAGGCGGCTTCATCGTATAGTTTCTTGCCGACAGAATTGAGTTGCAATTGATTCGCGAAATTGGCCCACGCATTGTTACCCGTCATATCAACGCGGCGCACAGCATCCACCGGAGGCCGTACGGTAATTGTAACTGGCGGGGTGCCATCTTTAACACAATCCCAGAAACGACGTTCCGCATCAATCAAGATATCAGCGTATATCGCATCAAGGTTTATGTCGTACTTGTCCCACTTATGGTTACCGTAAAAGACGGATAGGACAGCCTTCTCAACCCCACACACCAGCATGTTATGCGTTAGTTGCGGATAATAGCGGTCCATAATTTCATCGTCCTTAGAGAACGCAGAAACATGTTTAGCTTCAAAAACGGTGAGGCCGTCGTCTGTGAGTCCGTCAAGGGTACATCCCATGAAAGGGTGAGATAAACTAACCTTCTGTGTACCGTTATCCGTAACATGCCGACCCGTCTGCTTTGTAAACCACTGTATGTTAAAAGGTTCTGTAAAAACTCCCATCTGTACTGGAAGTGCGTCGGACAGATCATGATCTTCTGCTTTTCCTCTTTTTATTTTCCATAATTCAAGAATACGTTCTTCATCACCGCCCATGATTGTATTTGCATCTGACCCGCCCAATAGTTTTGAACGGAACTCTTTCTGTTCCTTCGTAAGTGCCATTTTATTTTTCCCCTTGTTAATAAATTGAAATTCTCACTGATTCGCATAACTGTCAACTACTAAATCACAGTTTTATAAATTCCCCCACACTGATGGGTGCGAAGTATGTTTTTGCTGATGTTTTCAAGTATTTATCATACACATCATCCACCTCCCATTGATCCATTGTATCTGATTTAACAATGCATGCATGGGTGAGATTCCGATTAACGACAAAGTATGCAAAGGCGTTTATCCGGTGGGCTTTCCCCACCTCATTAATAATAATCCTCTTATATTTATAATCCTCCGCTGATGTAAAATCGTGTGTGTTTCCCTTCACCTCAATCACATAATCTTTACCATTGGGGACATGACAAATAATGTCACCCTGATCAATGTAATTAAGAGCGTTTGAGACATTTGGCGCTAATTCCATCGCTGGAATAGTTACGGTCAGACATTTTTCCCGCCAGATGTATTGCGCGACCTTAAAGACCGCTTCACGCGAATTGTTAAACCGCCGACTAAATATATCCCACCGCTCTTCACTGGTCGTCATGCGTAAACCTTTTTATTCGGGATCGTATAAATTTTGAAGTGGTACGGACACCATGATTTGCTTGGAACTACGGGATGCCCGCAGTACAGCGTATCCATGTGCTTAATTGGCCCCACAATAGCCCTGCACTCAAAATACCGCAGGTTGTCCAATGTTTTGTTTAAAGGGACAAAGTCCTCAAACACTGGCACCTCCACAATTTTCATGGGCGGAACGCGAACTGGATTAGGGTTCTTTATATTAAATTTTGCCCCACGCCTTTTCTCCCGTTCTTTTTTGGGGAGCGGATGCGGTATCTGCTCCTTTTGAATCGTCCTTTGAAGGAGCGGTATTCCCCGCCGATGACATATTCCAATGACGGAATTTTTATTCCGCCCCACTAATTCAAGCGCGATGTTCTTCGCGGAGTATCCTTTGGAGGCCAAATCCGATACGAACTTGATCTCTTCCCATGTCCAAGGTTTGACTTGTTGAACCATTTTCAATTTCCCCGTTATTGATGCTTGACAATTAAACATACAGTTGATAAATTGTCAACAAGGATGGAGAAACGAATGGTTCATTTAATTGCACAACGGGTAATTAAGAAGCTTGGCGGCCCCCGCGTCGTTGCGGATATGTTAGCGATGTCCACACAGGCTGTGTATAAATGGACATGGCCTACGGAGAAGGGTGGGACGGGTGGTTTTATCCCCGCCCGCCGCCAGATTGAATTAATGGTTGCGTCAAAACAACGTGGCATTATCTTAACCAAAGACGACTTTTTCCCGAAGGATGCTGATGATGCCGCCGAAATACAAAGTGAGTCCCAAGGCCGATCGCACGTTTGATGGGATTACGTTTGACTCAAAAGGTGAGGCAAAACGTTATCTTGAACTAAAACTGGCGGAAAAGGGTGGTTTGATTCAGGATCTGCAATTGCAGTATGGATTTGATGTGTACATTAATGATCAGAAATATTGTACATACACCTGCGATTTTTCGTACATTGATACGAAGAGTGGGAAAGTGATTTACGAAGAGGTAAAATCAACGGGGTCGGTCAAAGATGCGGCATATCGTCTCAGGAAGAAAGCCGCCGAATTGTACCACGGGGTTAAGATTACGGAGTTCCTAATTGGTTGGAATCCGAAGTTGACCCGAAAGAAGAAACGGGTTAAAAAGATAAGCAGCCCCGACGATTAATCGGGACTGCTTCAATAGGTGACGGCCCTGCAAGGCCTAATCCTCAAACTTGGTCTGCGGAAGTTCAGGACTGTTTTTTATATAGTCCAAAAACGACCGCCTTACAATAGGTAGTAGGTCGTTATGTCTTTTCAGTCCATGGCTTGGGCCACATCTCAAAAATTAGAACACGCGACTGATAAGTATTTGCTTATCATGCTGGCAAATTATGCCAATTCTGATGGTGAATGTTATCCATCCATTGAGCGAATCAGTGAAGATACCGCCATGGATCGTAAGACCGTGATGAGGTGTTTTGCTAATTTAATTGAATTGGGGTTGATCGTTGATACGGGCAAACGTGTTGGATCACGTGGAAACACTAAAGTAGTTCGCTTAAATGCTAACTACTCAACAGGTACCGTTTTTCCCGACGACAAGTCCCAAAATTGGTACAGTAACCTATCAGGGAACCAAGATACAATTCCTTCGGAATTGGAAGATCCAGTACTTAGCATTTTTGATACCCCTGAAGAGCCGCCAGTGAATAACACCAAGGCATTCTGGGATCAGGCGGTTGGAATGCTAACGTCGTTGGGCGTTGCAAAGGCCACCGTGAACTCATTCGTTGGCCGATGTTTGAAAATGACGGGTCAGGATCAGGAAAAGGTAATGGATGCAATTCAGGCGGCGGTGGATGCTGAACCGCATGATGCAATCCCGTACATAGTCGCGATCTTAGGCGGCAACAAAAAGAAAACGAAAACCGCGAAACAGAAGGAGATTGAGGATGCCTTCGCGAAATTGGAAGCAGCAAGCGAAAGACGAAAGGCGCAATGGGCCGTTGAGCTTGGAGAGAACTACACCGGAGAGGGCGGTAGCGAAGATATACAACTGCTACAATCTGAACCACATACCCAACCCATCCCTGTTGTTGGAAAACGCAGCGAAGGCGTTGGAACGGTATCCCGCAGAAGTGCTGCACAAATTAGCAGACCCAGCAGGGGGTATCTTAACGAAGGCCAAGTTCCCGCCGACCATTTCTGAACTGGTGGCGGAAGCGGAAAGTTACATAAAACAAACAAGCAAAAATTTTGTGTAAGGAAAGAACATGAAAATTGAGGATTATCCGCAATTGTTTAGGCTATCCAATGAAGTTTTGGATAGTTTGGAAATGAGTGAGGTGATAGCAACAATTAAAGACATGAATAAGTTGGGCATTGATATTGCGCCAACGAAAAACTTTGCAATTGAAGTTGATACTAAATTTTTTAACAAAATGTTAACTCAATTAGCAAGCATGTCAGAACATAAAGAAAACCTTAAAACGCAGAAAGAATTACCAATAGGTTTATATGTTGAATATAAAATGGATGACGATAAATGCATTAGGGGGTTTCAGTATAGGGTTTTTCAAATTCGGGATGGGAAAAAAATAAACTGGTATGATCAATTACTGGAGTTGAGAAAAAGTGAGGAGTACCTTGACGAATCTGAAAATACTTTTTCCGCTTATGCGACATTGCTAGTACAAATATTAGTTGTTCTTCTTGCAACAAAAAATTCAGTGAGATCAATTAAAACAAACAAAGATTTGGTAAAAGGGAAGTTTAATAAAGCTAACAAATATCGGAAAGATTATCCAATCACTACAACAATAAGTATTGGTCATATCACTGAAACGATGCGTTCAAACGGAGATCAAGCACGGGCAATACGCCCACATTTAAGAAGGGGACACATCCGCAATCAACATTACGGACCAAATAACGAACTTATAAAAGCTATTTTTATTCAACCATGCTTTGTCAATGCCGATGAAGGGTGGATTGCTGAAAGACGTGCATATAACGTACATTAATCAACGGAGGGTAAAATGGATACGACAAAGCAGAAGACGCATGGGGATTATAAGAATACCGCCACCATCAGCCAAGCGCTCAAGGGCGTCATGTCGGCGGGTAAGAACTGGGATGTATTAAAAGATACGCAGCGGGAGGCATTGGAGTTAATTGCGATGAAGATTGCCCGAATCCTTTCCGGTGATCATAATTACCGTGACCACTGGGATGATATTGAAGGGTATGCGGAGTTAGGCGGGGACAATGGTGGCATGAGTATGCCGCAGGTGAAGCTTGATCTTGTCGCCGCAATGGGAGGTAAGAATGATTGATCTTTCAAAAATTAGCAATGAAGATTTAATCAATGACACTTTGGTTAAACTATCAGCAGATGAGCGTCAGGCTGCAACTGATTTTGGAATGACATTGGAAGAATATGCAAAGGAAAAAGCCCTTCATATTATTGGTTTGCGGAAATCCAAATTTGAATGGCAAACAATGGACACGGCACCCAAAGACCGCATGATATTATTGGGCGGTAGGGATGAGGAGGGCAATGAATGGGTGGATTCTGGTTATTGGGAAACGTATGAAATTTGGCCTGAAGAATCTCGGCTTGACCCTGAATGGGTTTGGGATGTTTGGTTTGAACCGAAATGGTGGATGGAATTGCCGGAGTTACCGAAATGACTGACTGGAAACCAATAGAAACCTGCCCAAAAGATGAATGGGTATTAGTTTGTGAACCCGGCTGGCATCTTATGGTTGCCAAATGGATTTACGCGGACCAATGGCAATATGCTCAAGTTGATGCTCCTAAATTTTATTTAAGTTGCCGTCCCACCCATTGGATGCCATTACCGGAGCCGCCAAAATGACTAATATGGAACGAATAGCCGATTTACTTTTACCCCGTGTTCGGGGATTGGAAATTGAAATACTGAAGCCTGTATATCCTCATGTATATACCAATTTGGATTTGATTGAGGATAATCTGGTTGTAATCGTTCAGACATCTGAAGATCCATTATTGATACAGGGTTATACGATTTTGTTTAAATTAGAAATGGAAGACGGCACTTGGAAAGATGTGGTTGTGCAAAGGATAAAAGATAAATTTAAACTTCTGGCGGCATGGAAGAACGGGGAAACGGTGCAATGACTGAATGGCAACCAATAGAAACAGCGCCTAAAAGCGGAACAGATATTATTGTCATGTACATTGATATTGATACGCAGTTCGTTCGTATTGCTTTTTGGCTTGATTATGAATGGGATCCTTCAGTAAATGGTTGGTGGACGTACGATTGTGGTGAAGATGAATTGATGGCCCCTATTTATGCGCCCACCCATTGGATGCCATTACCGGAGCCGCCAAAATGATTACCCGCCGTGGGGTTATTCAAGGGTTTGTTAGTTTTGTAGCCGCACCTGCGGTTATAAGGGTAGGCACGTTAATGCCAGTAAAGGTTATGCCGCCTGAACTTGTATTACAGGAAATGAGTAGTGCATTGAGCCTTTCGGCAATAAGAGAATTACTTATGCCGGGGCTTCGGGCAGCACTAAACGATCAATTATTTATTAACGGGGAGGTGCAGTGGTGATGGATATTGTTGAACGGTTGCGACATACTGAAGAGGAAACTGCCACTATTGGGAAAGAATTGGTTTATCTTCAAGTGCCTGTGAATCCGGATGGACCAGAAGCCGCCGATGAGATTGAAAAGTTGCGGGAAGAAAATCAAAAGCAACGGGAAAAGATCATGCTTCTCAATTCCATGATTCAAACAGAACACGAAATTATCCGCGTAGCCGCACTGAAGGAGGGTGAGTGATGTGTAACAGGAAAGGCGAGACCATGACGGGATACCAAAGCAAGAAGCTATCGGCGGAAATCCGTTGGTTGGGGCCGTATGCCCCTAACACCCGCCATGCTGATCCTGAGACAATGGATCACATTATTGACCTGCGTCAGAAACTGGCCGAAGCGGAAAGGCAACGGGACAATGCATTGGACAGGGTTGTGTTCATGCAAAAGAAGGTGGCGGAAATGAAGGAGGAATTAGGTTTAAAATGACCAGTCTGACTACTTTGGCCGCGTTGTTTTACGGGGCGCATACGTTTTGTTGTTTTGCTCTGCTATGCGTTCTGATGTGGAGGAATGGGTAATGGCTTTTATGAATAAAAGAAGCAAAGGAAGTAGGCGGGGTGGTGCTTCTGGAACATCAAGAATTGAAAAGCCAATGGTTCGTTTTGTCACCGCAAAACAGGAAAAGAGAATAGAAGAAATACGGGCGGCATTCAGGCCGGAGCCAAAACAAAAGGTAACATTACCAAAATTTTCATGGGATAAAACAAATGACAAATAACGAATTAGAGGCGGCATTACAGGAAGCAATCGCGTTGATTGCAATAGCGGTTCACATGGCGAACGATCCGGAAGATCGGCTACAGTTTAAGGAAAAGTGGATCAACAAGGCTAACGAAGTAGTTCGGGGATATTTTGATTATGTCAAACGTGAGGCAGATAGCGCAGAAACACGGCATCAGGATTGGATCGGAGACTAAGGCGGCGCAAAAGACAACTTGCCCAAAGTGCAGCAGCAAACGGGTTCACGCATACGATCATTGCCTATCGGTGAGGATTGACGCTACGGGTATAGGGTGGCGGTGCTTTCATTGCGGGTGGACAGGCGGGGAAATGACGGATGCTTTCAGAACTTCATCAAAATTGGTTGGAAAAACGCGGGATCAACATCAACGCCGCGATCCATATGGGGACTTACTCAGGAAGGCGCGGGCCGGATGGGCAGGTCGTTAGTCATCCCGAAGGGGATGTCTTGTGTTTCCCGTTCATCAAGGACGGGGAAATAGTCGGCCACAAATATAGGGGGCCGCAAAAGTCATTTTGGCAACAAGCAAACGGAAGGAAACAGTTTTACAATGCGGACATCCTTACAGACCCTGCGCTACACGACGGAAGCGTTTCCCTTGTTATTACTGAGGGAGAGCTTGACGCGCTGGCGGTGGCAACTGCCGGACACCCATATGTTGTCTCCGTCCCAGACGGAGCGCCGCCACCCCGCGGCAGCGATGGAAAACTTATCACTGTTCCACAAACGACATGGGATATCTCGCCGGACCATGATGCAAAATTTGGATATATCACATCCGATTGGGAGTCCCTTGCGAAAGTCCGCAAGATCATCATAGCCGTTGATAATGACGATGCGGGGCGGCGGTTAGGGGATGAGCTTGTCCGCCGCCTTGATCGGGTTCGGTGTTCGTTCGTAACGTTTCCCGAAACCTGCAAAGATTTTAATGAGGTTTTGGTAAATCACGGTTCTGATACCGTGCGGGAAATTATAGGGGCGGCAAAACCTTATCCGGTTGATGGGGTTTACAAGCTATCGGACTTTCCGCCTGAGGAACCAATTACAACCTACACAACGGGTTGGGGTTCATTGGATCAATACATTCGCCCATATTTAGGGGCGTTTATGGTTGTGGGTGGGTTTCCGGGGCATGGGAAATCAACGTGGACGCTCCAGTTTGCCGCCAATATGGCACGGTTGCACGGTTGGGGGGTTGCGGTTGCATCTTTTGAAATGAAGGTTGTCCCGTATGTCACTGACACCCTCATGTCCACGTTTCTGCAAGGTCCGATTAAGTTCGCGGCCCCCGTTAACCGTAAACGGGCGGTTGAGTTCGTTGAGGATCGGTTCACGTTTATCGCGCCAGAAAAAGGGGATAGTGACACGGATCACGACATTGATTGGTTGATTGACCGGATGCAGGTTGCGGTTATCCGTAGCGGTTGCCGGATGGTTTTGATTGATCCGTTTAATGAGATTGAGCAGAATAAAAAGCGGGATGAAACCACAACCGAATATATAGGGCGGGCGATTAGGAAGCTGAAGGCGTTCGCGATGCAATACGATGTGTTGGTCTGTGTTGTGGCGCACCCGACCAAGGGTTCCGCCCAACTGGATAGTGCGGATTTGGGGTTATACAATATTGCGGACAGTTCACACTTCGCGAATAAGGCGGATATCGGGCTTATTATCGGTCGGGTTGGTGATCCCAAGGTTGATGTCATAACGGGGATTTATATTAAGAAGATCAGGTATCAACCGGACGCTGGCACGTTGGGTGAGGCTTTTTTAACCTTTGACAAAAGTACGCGGTTGTTTTCTTGAAACCGTTATTGTATGGTTAACGTAAGGCTCCCGCCTGTCTCCAGCGGTTGTAGCTTGGGGCGGTTGGCTTTCATCCCCGTTGTGCCGACCGCCCTTTTTATTGCTTAAGTTGTTGCAAAATAAGAACAAACCCGCTATGTTACTAGCGGGCTGTTTCTCATTGTGAAGTATGTTTCGGGGTGCGGGTTATAGGTCACCGCTCCGGTTCATTGGGTTGTATCCCGTTGGTTTAGGTTCAATTTCGGATAAATTTAACAAGTCAGCCGCCGCTTTCATGGCGGGGCTATTGTTTACGGCGCTTGGGTAATAACCCGCATAATCCTGATACAAGTTTTGCAGGGCCGCAAAAACCGTTTCCGGTGTGGGTTCGGGTTTATGTTGGGCTTCCTGTTCAAGTTTAACAATCGTTTCGGTTACGCGATCAATGATCGGGTAGTCGTAAGTGTCAAAGGTTGATAGGCGGTCAAATAACGCATGAACCGCCGTTTCATCTGGTGCATCAATTTCGTAGGTTTTAGTGCCTAAAAATTGAACAGTTACGGTAAATTGTGGCATGGTTTCCCCTCATGCGTCTTCTAATTCGTCGGTTTTTTCTTCAACGGGGTAATTTTCAACCATATGGTCGGCAATTTCCCGCCAATTTACCTCGGAGATGAACGCAAGCGCATAATTCTCCGCGATGGTGTTTTCTGCGGTGGAATGGCCGTGAATGGCCTCCTCCGCGTAATCTTTAAGCGCAAGGCCAAGGTCATAGCGGTCAAGGCGGTTCCAGCCCATATCCCGTGGATCAAGGCCGTCAATTAATTCAAGGTTAACCCGCCATGTGGCGTAGTTTGTCCAGCCGTTATAAGTAGCCATAGTGATTTCCTTTTCCCGTTGTCGGTACCGTCATGGCAACCGTGAGAACGCACCCTGTGAGATGCGTTCGGGCTGTTGTCACTGGTTATTGATTATTTGGGTCAGATCGTAATATTCGTCAAAAGCCCGCTGTAGGTCGGGTTTAACGGGCTGGTCACATTCCATGGCGCGATAATAACCCCAACGGCCATCAACGAAATCGCGCTTTGCGATAGTATCAAAAGCCTTTTCGGCTCTCTCTTTAGCGGTTTTTACATCATAAACGGTCATTATTTTACCCCTTGCGCTTTGCGTATGGTTTTAAGGTGGATCTTATTAAAGACCCGCAATTTTTGAACCGCCATATCACAGGCGGCCTTTAAGGTACGGTATTCGGTTGATGTACGGATATCATCCGGCAGTAACCCCATTGGGTTGCGTAAATGGTCAAATGCTTTGAGCCGTTTTGAGGCGGCATACATCTCTGTCCAAAGCAATTCCTGCTGGCGGATCAGGTCATCAGTCTGTTGCATAGGCGGCCATCATCTGTTGATAATGTTCATCTGCAATGCGCCGTGCCGCCATGATGCCACGCGGAATGCCGATCAATTCGCCGCAAAAACGCAAGGCAAGCATTGGCACAGAATAGCCAAGGTACTCATATTGTAACTGGTAGCGATCATCCGGCGCGCCATTATCCATGCGCCTTGCTGGTTCAAATACAGTATCCATTTTCAATCCCCATTGATACAAAAGCAAATCACTTGCTTTCAGTAGTTAGCAATTTAGCACATCAGTGAAGATTGTCAACTAAGCAAATACAAAAATGCACATTACACTGATTGGCAAAATGGCGATGTAATGAGGCCGGAAAGCTTTGCGCTGCAATGGATTGAAAATAGTTGAAAATAAAGCTTGCAATCAACTATGAGTTGACGTATAAAGAATACGCGCAATGAGGCGCTTATCAATGGGGATTGATGATGAACAAGTTATACTCAGTAGTTTATCGCTCAGGCGGGACACATGATTGCCAATGGACGCGCGTCTTGGAGTTGTTTCATTATGAGAACGCAAAAAAAGAGGCCGAAAAGATTGAGCGCATGGGATACAAGACAATCATCCATGATGCCGATCATCTGAGGAAAATAGGATTGCCGATCGGATGGGACTACAAAGGCATTGATTGGGAAAATGATATCATCATTCGGGAAGGCGATTTTAGGACGCGCCATATCAAGGATGGGAAACGGATTTTAGGTGCCGAAATGGATTAAGGCGGCACTAGTACTAATACAAGCTAAGACTAAGAGGAGAGGGGCGAGAGATCGCTCCTTTTTATTTTGTGCGTCATTTGCCAGCTAGGCGCAATATGTGAAGGATAGGCGGGAATAGTGGAATAGGCGGAAATAGCGCAAGAAAGCCCTTTCTTTTCACAC